CTAATCCAGATGAAGGTAAGTTTGTAAGGTTTGAGCCATCGCCAGCAAAAGATGTAGCTGTGCAAGTTCCTGTGACAGTAAATCCACCTGATACTGTTTCTGCCTTCTTGCTACCTCCATGTCTCATTTCAACATTTTGACCAGAAGCATTACATATCAATGCAAGAGTACTACCACCATTTACATAAGCCCTAAAATCTCCTCCTGATGGCGCACGAACAATAACGTGTTCATTTGCGACTTGAGCTTGAAGTTCTAAACTACCAGCACCATACGCTTGAATATAGGAGTCACTCCCATCATGTGTAAGCCTAAGATCTCCTCCAGAACCAGATCCTAATAATATTTTTGCATTATCATCACCTCTTAAAGTACCAGCATCAAGATGAACTCCATCTGCGTATGTTCTAAACTTTTCAGTACCTTGATAGAACAGGGCAACTTTTCCGTTGTTGTTAAGTTGAATACCATGTCTATTTACATCAGCTTTTATGTATAAAGCACCTGTATCATTAACAATATACGAGTCCGATCCATCATGGTAAAGGGATAAATCCCCATCTGCTCCGAGTCTTATTCTGTCATCATTTGCACCAGAACTATCTCCAAGCAATAATCTGCCAGATATAGTCACTCCATTTGAATCTGTATGAAGCTTTTTAGAACTGTCATAATATAGTTCTACCCCTTGATTTGCTTTTACGCTAAGTCCAACTTGATCTCTTCTTGGATTTAATTGAATAACAGGAGTTCCACCTTCACTATTAACTCCTTGAATTTTAATATTAGTATTAGCTACAGTATTTTGTATGATATTTTGTCCTGAACTATGTAAAATTTGGAGATCTTCACCATCACCAAGACGTATTATTTCACCATCTCCAACCCTTAAACCATCAGAGTATAGTTCTCCTGTAACTTGAACTCCAAAACTTTTAGTCTCTAGCTTTGCACTATTGTCGTACCGTAACTGTACTCCAGCATCATGGTTACACTGAATAAACATATCACCATTATCTTTATCTTTTAGATAGATAGTATCAGCGTTTAATCTTAATTTTCCAGTAGAATGTGCAATAAAACCGTCTGTGCCATCGTGAAAAATGCTTAAATCATCACCTGTTCCGAGTTTTATTCTGTTATTACCAGAACCAGTTGAGTCAGATAAATCAAGATTACCTGTTGTCACTATATCTTGCGATCCAAAATCAGGCGAAATCTTTGTACCTGCTATCGCTGCACTTGCATTTACATCAGCATTTAGAATAGCTCCATCTGCAATTTTCGCACTTGTAACTGAACTGTCACTTGGTACTGCCACTCCACCAGCTTCTTGATAAATAATAAAATCAGGTGCAGCAGGGAGGTTTGTCGCAGTTTTAAATCTTGAGCCGTCAACAATAAATCCAGTGATACCACTTGTTGATGTTCCAGAGTTCGGTTTTTGTATAACACCTGAGACACTTACTAATAATGCGTTTGCTGCTCCTACACTTGTTGCAGTTGTTGTCCCTGCTATGACCATAGTAAAGTCGTTACCGGGATAGCTTGCTGCTCCATTATTAGCTGCGTTTCTAAGTTCTAGATATTTAAAATCAGCACCACCACCTCCTGATACCTTTGCAACTGTTCCATCATCTTTTTTGAAAAACAGTTCTGCTGTATCCGTTCTTAGACCGGGTTCTCCTATAGCAAGATCAGATGCACTTGGATCACTACCTGATGCTCTTTTAAATCTAATTTGATTAGCCATTGGCTTTTACCTCCTATGGCTCAATAAGTACCACCGTCTATATCAAAACCTGATACACTTCCATTTTCAAGGAAAGTAACTAAATCTGACAAAGCAACTTGTACCATTGTGCCATTATCATTTATAACCATTCGATCAGCCGTAGCTAGTGTTGTTGACGTTGCACTTGTATCACCATCTAAAATATTTAATTCAGTTGTTGTTACAGTTGCTCCATCAAGAATTGCGACCTCAGTGCCAGTTAAGTCAGCTAATGCAGAGGCCGTTCCAGAACTCATTGTTGCTAATTCTGTTAACTGGTCGCTATGTGGCTCAACGTCTGTGCCAATCACTAAACCAAGATTTGTTCTTGCACCTGACGCACTTGTACTTCCTGTGCCACCGTCACCTACGGCTAAAGTTCCTGTTATAGAACTAGCAGCAAGATCAACAGCAATTTCAGTAGATTCAATAACAAGTCCACCATTGGCTTTAAGATCAATAGAAAGAGTATTACCAGACTTATCTAAGCCATCCCCTGCTGTTATCTGACCAGCACCAGAGAATTGTGCAATCGTAAGGTTGTTAGTCCCCACCACAGCAGATCCCTTGTTACTCGTGCATACAAAACCGTTATCTGCGTTTACTGTTCCTTGTTCTACGAATGTAAAAAATCCAGCAGCGTCAGCACCAGCAGCTAAATCTGCTGCCCTTGCTGGAGAAGACCCAACTACATATATACCATTCTGACTTGCTGTACTCTGATCTTTGACCAATACTCGATCATTAGTTGATAATGTAACACCATCTAGCGTGTCTCCATTATTAAGAGCAGTAGATATTGTTATGTTCGCTGTTGTTGCTGCTACACACGAATCTTTTACATCTAGTCCTTGTGATGTAGCCTCAACGAAGCCCTTAGTCGCTGCATCTTGTGTATTTACCGGGTCAGCTACGTTAGTAATTGTTTGACTGTTCAATGAAACTGAACCAGTTGGTGCAGCCATTTGATCTAATCTATTTGTTCTAACACCAGTATCGAAGTCTGAAATTTTTGTATGCTGAAGCGAAGGTACGTCTGCTGCTACCATCGCCCTAAATGTTGCAGCACCATTACTACCATTTGGTGCAGCTAAGAATGTATTTTGTGTTCTACTTGTAAATAAATCTGCGTAGCTACCAGAGCCACCAATAGCTTCAATAGTTGTAGCTGAACCGCCAGCACCACCGGTTCCTATTCCTATAAATAATTTTTTACTACCTTCTGCAAAAGCTAACTCAGCATTTGCGAGGCTTGTTGGTGCTGAAGATCCTGTAGATCTTTTTATTCGTACTGTGTTAGCCATTGTTAAAAGTTGCCCCCATCGACAAGTGTAAGTTTGGTGGTAGTTGCATCTGCCTTAAATTTAGCAGAACTAGCGTCATAGTAAACAACTGACCCATCTACTTTGTTGGAATCATCCAAAGAAGTACCAGTTGCAGCAAAAGCTGGGCCTTGTGGCCCTGCGGTAGTTACATTAACAACGGTTGCATCACCTTCATTTACTGTGACAGTATTTTTGAGAGTGGTGACATTAACTGAAGTCATGCTGTGTAACCTTCGCTTACATTTATGTTCCCTTCTAAATAATACTCTTTAAGACCGCTAGGGTTAGTTAGTAATACATCATATTTTAATATTGATGGCCCAAAAGTAGCAGTTTGCGTATCAGTTAGAGCAATATCAATCGTGCCAGTTGACCTATTAGTATAAGTTACCCCAAAGTCAGCGTATTTTATGCTGCGAGTTTCTTCCCATACTTGAGCTTCTACGGTATATCCAGTTAAATTTATTGCATCATTATTAGAATCTTTAAACACAAGTTGGACATTATGATCTGACCTTCTTTGTACAGTCATATTGTATGTTCCGGGAGAAATTGCCATTAGCTATAAGGAGAAGAACCAAGAATTGAAGTATTCCATTGAGCTTTTAGTTGATCGGTTGTAGTTGCTGCATCTATAGCAGAATCAGCAGGGGCATCTCTTAATGCTTGTTTCTTCGCAACAATAGCTGTTGTATCCGCACCTGTTTCTAATGCTTTTTGAAATTCAATATCAAGATCAGGAAACTTCAAAGATCTTGCATTTCTAATGTTGTCTTTATGTAATTCTTTGGCTTTCGCCATGTCTATTCCAAATCCCATAATAAATTAAGGTGTGTAAGTCCAAGCATTACGAAAACTTCGATCTGTTGGAACGGTAGTTGTATCAATTATATAGGAAGTTAATCCATCTGGCACATCTTTAGCTTGAATTTCCTCAACTGTTAAATCTGTATTATCTGCTGGAATGATAATTTGTAAAATCCCATCTTCGGGATTTACATAAACAATTCTTTTGTCTTGATTAGCCATAATTTTTTAAGATCTGTGAACTGTGACGCAAAGGAAAACTGCATCCATGAAAGCATAAGTACTAGGCTGTTGACTAAAAATTCTACAATTAGATGAATTAGGAGTATGATCGGGTGTTAAACCACACCAACCAGCCCTTGACCCATCTCCCCAAGATGAAGTCGCTTGTACTGTTGGATTACTACCAACACCAGAGCTAAAATTAACTGTTGTTTTACCAGTTCCGTTATCAGTAAGAGAACTTACGTTATAAGAGTTTCTTATTGATTGAGTACTTCTTTGGTCAAGATTTACAAATGCTTTTGCAAGTTGTGAAGAGCTTACACTTGGAATTGATGGTCTATTTGATAAATTATTGTAGTTTAAATAATGCGAACCATGTTGCCCATCTAATAAGTCCGCATCTAAACCGCTTGAAGCACCATCATTTGTAGAGTGCCAAATTTTTGAACTAACACCATTACCAGCAGTACTGAGATCTAAATAAAAGCCTCTATTATTACCGCTATGTTCAAAAAATCTAATTGAATTTACTACTTGATCGAAGACAACAAAATCACCATTTAAAGATGAATTTGGTGCGTATTTTATGTGCATTTCTCCACCTTCATTACCACTTACTGATGTACCACCTACTGCAAGTACTCCGTTTATAGTGCTGCTACCTGTAAAACTAAACCCACCATTACTTTCTTGTATTCTTGCATCGTGATCTTCTCCTGTAGAGTTTTTAAAGTCAATAAAAGGAGAGCCACCTGTTCTTGTAATTTCTATACAACCATTACTACCTAATATTTCAACTTGTCCATTACTATGTGTAGAAATTAGATCTCCTGAGATTGTTGCTCCACTAGTTGTAGTTTCAAATTTTTTACCGCCCGCGTGATGTAAGGATACCGAGCCACCTGCTGTAGCAACAAGCATATCGTTATTTATTGGTGCATTTACTAATTTGACAGAATTACCAGCTATGAAAAAATCACCAGTGTTATTTTTAACGATGCTATGACTTCCATTGTGAAAAAGTTGTAGGTCATTACTAGATCCTAAATTAATATAGTTATTATCTAGGGCATGCAATGTGCCATAGTATTGTACGCCCCAACTTTGTGTTTGTAGTTTTTTACTGTTGTCGTAATAAAGTTCCACACTTCCGTTTGCTTCGGCAACTATCATGTCTTCAGCGTTAAGTGCTTGAAGATGTGTACTGCCACTTCTAATAAATAAATTATTTGTGGAATTATTTATGATGCTATCTGTTCCATCGTGAACAAGTTGTAAATCATCCGCTGCTCCAAGTTTTATTTGTTCATTGTCCTCCATATCTATCGTTGATGGTGCAATAGTCTGGTCAGCTATTAAGGCAACTATTTCACTAGCAGATTGGTCAGCAGTAGCCCCAGCTTCAATGCCATCTAATTTGCTATGATCTGCGTTTGTAAAATTATTATCTGTTTGTGAAGCAACTGAAAAGTCTAATGTGCCATCGCCATCTTGATATGTGACAGTAATACCAGATTCAGTGTTACTAGAAACCATACCGCCAACAATGTCTTGGACTTGTTCATTAGTAAGAGTTGCAGTAATAAAACCAGCCCCATTTGTAAGCTGATTAGTATTAGTGACATTAGTAGCACCAGTAGCAATTCCATCTAATTTATCGTGATGAGCAACTGACATAACACCAGCAGCCGATCCAGATGCCTCGCTTATCGTTGCATTATTTCCTGTACTACTCGTTACTGTGACAGCCGTTGTTGATGTAGATACGTCTAAGTTTGTTGTTGTATTAACTGAGTTGGTAGAAACTGCTGTAACAATCCCTTTTGCATTAACCGTTACGGCTGGAATTGCTGTTGCAGAACCATATGAACCAGCAGTTACTCCTGAGTCCGCAAGTTTACTTGACGCTATATTCGCAGCAGAATGTAAATCAGCATTAACTATGCTTCCATCTGTAATTCCATCACTTGTTATCTTTACTAAAGACATAATTTATGGTGTGTAAGTCCAAGCGTTTCTAAAGGTTCTATCAGTTGGAATCGTGGTTGTATCTACAATATAACTTGTTTTACCATCAGGTACATCTTTAGCCTGTATTTCTTCAACAGTTAATTGACATTTATCAGAGGGGCAAATGATAGCAATACTTCCATCATCTTCAATATAAACAATTCTTTTGTCTGAATTAGCCATAACTTTTTTCTTTTAGTATATCTTAGCTACAATTAATCGCCAAGAATAATAGCACAAAAAGTCTTAGGATCACTAGCTGACTGTGTGGCAACATTACTGTTGCATATTCGAACACCACTTGTATTGTACTGTCTACTATTAGCTTGAATTAAAGGTCTACCAGCCGTAGATAACGCATTGTTGTTTGATTCCGTAGTCAATGCAACTGAATAATTACTATTGGCAACAGCACCGCTTTCAAAGTTTACAGTATATTGTCCGGCTGCATGATCCGTAATACTTGAAACATTGTAATCATCTCTTATTGCAACAGTTCCAGTGCCATTAAAATTAACCCAAGCTTTTGCTCTTCCTTGTTGTATTTGAACAGCAGTTGAACCATTATTGCCACCAGTGTCTTGAAAATTAGTACCTTTTACATTAGTTCCGCTTACATTAGTTGCGCTTAAAGTTGCAGCAGTCGCAGTTTGAGTAACGGATACATTACCATTTACAGAAAGTCCTGTTAATGTCCCAACTGAGGTAAGACTTGAACTTGTTATACCACTAGCCAAAGAAGAACCTGTTAAATCAGATCCAGCACCAGAAAAACCTGTAACGGTAGCAAAAGTTAATACACCGCTACCATTTGTTTGTAAAAATTGACCATTATTACCATCATTCGGAGGTAATGTCAGAGTATAGTTCGCCCCTAAACTATCTAAAGCTTTTATTGTTACAGCACTAGTACCATTATTAGAAGCTTCTCTTAATACTAAAGATCTAGCAGAGCTTGAATCACCAAAAATAGTCAAACCAGTTGAGTCTACCTGTAGTTTTTGTGTTCCAGCAGTAGAGAAACCAATTATATTAGCTCCTTGACGATACATTCCTGTATCAGTGTCTCCGTCAAAACAAAATGCAGGGCTGCCTGCTACGGATGCGTCATCCCCTTGAAGCTGACCTGTCATTATGCCACCAGCTTTAGGTAATAAACCTAGATTTGCCTGATCTAAATTCCCAACTTCAAATAATGTTGCGCTATCTGTTACGTTTCTTTGTGCAAGATTACCTCCAGTTGTTCCTCTTATAAATAATTTTTTATTTTGATCTGATTGAGCAAAAAATTCACAAGGTAATAATTCACCTCCAGATGATAAAGGGCCAAAATTATTTGCAGCAGTAGCTTTAAGTGTACTTTCTATATCAAGTCTTACAACTTGACCAGAAGCATTATCTATAGTTTTATTAGGAACTTGGTTTGTCATCTATAAATCTTTTTACCTATATTACACCCCTTTACCATAGCCGACAGCTTGGAACGTAAAATCTCTTGCTACATGGTTAGATGTACTACCGTTCATAATTTTTATATTAAATTTGCGACCTTTGACACCATTACTATCATTAACGTGTGTTATTTGGAAAAAATCTCCAGCTTGTGCATTTTGAATAGTAATACCTATAGAAGGTAAATAAGCATCAAGACCACCTTGAGTTGATGATGTACCTACAAAAAACGGATTGGCAAACTCAACTGTAGTTCCTGATGATGTACCTGATGACGTAATTTTTTCACTACTTATATTTCCATTAGCTAATTTATGACTAAGTTCAGTTCTAGACTCAAAAGCAGCTACAACTGCTAATTGTTGGATATTAATATTATGTGCAATATTTTCAGATTCTATATCTAATCTAAATTCAAAACCTCTTCCTTTATATGTACCATTTGCAAATCTGTTAAATGAGGTAAAGGATGCACTATTTGAAGCAGGGTCATCATTTGTAGTACGAACATTAATAGTTGCACTAACATCATTTACTAATGGCCCATCAAAATTACCGTTTGGAGCATAATCATCCCAAAAAGTTCCTGATGGTATTAATTGATCTATTGTATTTACAAAAGCAAATGTGCAATTAGAGCTAGATACTGTCTGTGAAGTTCCAGAAGTAAAATCGAATGTATTTGTACTGACTGCTGTAATCCTATAAACACCATTTACCCCTGCTCCTGTAATTGAACTAAAGTTTATATAATCACCTACAGAACGACCATGACTTGCGCTTGTAATTTGAACAGTAGTACCAGATTGTGTATATGTTGCTGTAATAGTTTGACCACCTTCAGCAAAACCTATACTTTGCATCAACCGTTTTAGATTTAAGGAAAAGACATTACCCAAATCAAGTTTATTGGCGAAAGTATATCTACCTCTTAATCCAAGAGCTATAGAAACATTACCTGTAACTGAACGAGCATCTCTCGCTGTAACTGTGAAAATATTTGTATTAGTAACAGAAGCAACTGCAAATGATCCACTTATTGATCCACCAGTTAAATAACTTATATTTAACACCTCTCCTACGATTAATCCATGATTTGAAATTGTAATAGTCACAGTATTGCCAGACTGACTATATGTTCCTGTAATTGTTGTAGTAGGATCTGTTAACTCTAAACCACCGCTTACTAAAGAAGTTCTAACTTTATCCCCACCAAAAGCCGGACTATCAGTATCTTCTCTATCTTGTAATACTACTTTTTCATCTATTAAATCAGGTAAATCTAAAATTACACTTGTCTCACCACTACTAAAATTACCTTGGTCGTCACGGAATTTTAAGATGTATTCTCCTTCTAAATTTGGCAGAGTTGCCTCAGTTGTATTGCCAGCCAAAGCTGGAATTAAGTCTACTGAATCTTGAAACGTACCACTTCCATCAGTTTTATTTGAATGTCTTACATATACACGACCACCATGAATAACATCGGGATCTCTTGATAAATCCCATCTCAATCTAATAAATTTATTAGTTACAGGTTCTATAGAAAGATTTTCAACGTCACTAGGAGGTGCTGTTTTACCAATAGCATTAAAACTAAGATCAGTAGAAGTTATTGATAGCTTTAGAGCAGCATTATAAGAAAAAACCTTAAATTCATAAAGACCAGCATCAGTACCTACAATTTCATAATCTGGTCTAAAAACAATAACACTTGTCCAGTTACCTCCTTGATACCTGTATTGAAGTAAATACTGAGTTACTCCTTGAACTGATTGCCATGACACAATCAGTTTTACTACTGCAAGTGCATTTATAATAACTGTTCTTTCTTCTGCTGAAATACTTGTAGGAGGTTCTTTAGGTTGATTTAAAAGAGATACACTTCTCGATGGCAAGGTTATGCCCTGCATACTATCTATAGCAGCATATTTTTCTGCACGATAAGTTATTGCTGTTATAGAATAATTAATACCATCTTGCTCCTCAATACTTACTACTCTATAGGTTGCAGGTTTTTCCCCTGTACCATCACTTTGTAATAACCAAATAGAATTTACGTTTGGAGTTGTAGTTAATGCGCTTGTTAAATTAATTTTTTTATAATCAGCAGACAAAGAACAATCTTTTATTTCAACTGTACCGTCTGGCATAATTACACTACATTTTTGATTTGTGCCACTAAAACCATTTAAAGTTGTATCGTCATCAACAGTTATTTGTGTTGTGGTTGCAGCAGCAATACGACCAGATCTTCTAGCACCTCTTCTTACAGGATCTTGCACGTTAATAACACTTCCCGGCCTAACTACTGCTCCAGCCTCAATAGATGTTGAAAAATTAACAACTTCTGTTTCTGACTCTTCGCTTAGTAATAATGCTTTCCCAAGTCTTCGTGCTTGACCTCTTGATGTACAGGCAAAAGCTTTAATATCTTTTTTTATTATTCCAAATTTAGCTTGCCTATCTATATCTTCTTGTAAAGCGTTTGGGCCTGTAACGTCATCTCCTACTATTTCATAATCTATCTCTCTACTTTCCATATTAAAATAGCTGACTGATATAACTGTATGTCTTTGCTTTAAGCTAGAACCTGTATAATTAAATCCTTCAGATGTGACATTTGACAAACTAAATAAATAGCTTGGATCTCTTGGACTATCTTGAGATATGCTTATTGATCCAGAACTCCAAATAGTCATACATCTCATAACTGTTGCTAAATCTTTTATTAAATCAAAAGCTTCTTTAGATGACTGTATATTTACATTACAACTAAACCTTGGCTCATCATTTCCAAATCCATCTGGAATTAAAGCGTTTGCATATTTACTGGCAGCCACAAAACTATATAAATCTAAATTTTCATACCTTTTAGCATCTGTAGATTGATCTGGTGAGATCTGTGTGCCAAACCCAAACCTTTGAGATGTGAGCAAGTCCAGTAAAACCATGCTTGGGCAGCTACACCAAACAGCAGCACCCATTGTTCCATCAAAAACGTAGTTAGTAGGATAATGTATAAAACCAAAACTACTAACAGTTCCTAAACCAAGTGCTGTAGCTTGAGCTTGATTACTCACAACTGTTGGTGTACCAGAACTATTTGATGCTGGTATTTTTACTTTTATTCCTCTAATCCTAAAAGATCGTTTAGGAATAGAATTAAATTGTTCTGAATCTAAACGTAAAGCTGTGTAAGCACTATCTGGATAAGATTGCTGCGTGTCCTCTATTTCACCTAATGATGTGAAATTAAATTCATCTTTAAGATTTTCAGTTTCACTATCTTTAGTTACTCTTTCTACACGAACATCACACGAAGAAGAAAATGAATCAAGATCAAATCTATACTGTTTAGAATATGAGTCAGCCGATCTACCTTTAATGGTATCTGTAATTTTTGTACTAAACGATCCACTATCGTAAGAAACTTTTACTCTTAGTTGTACTTCTGCTCCTACTAAATCACCGTTATCCTTTGCCTCTTGTAATTGTGGAAATGTAATTGTAACTTTTACAGCATCTATAAGATTATTTGTCACTCTTCTTGTAACTGCGTTAGCTGCTGCTGAAGCATCTGTACCTAATGGATTTTTAGGAATACCTCCAACTGCTATTGTATTCTCACCACCTTCTTGTACAATACCTGTCATTGGAGTTTGGTTTGAAGTGCCAAACTTGACTTTAAAACCTACATTTTGAAAGTTAAAATCACCTGCGTCAGGAGTAGAATTATCAGCAGATTCTCTTAAGATCGGAGTGTCATTTAAAAATATATCTTTTAATGCTGCGTTGTTATAAGCGGTTGTACCTTGTGTAAGCCCTGCTTTTGATGGTGTAGCAAAACCCTCAATTTCACCTTCTGATAATAAATCTTGTATAGTTGCAAATTGCTTACTATTTAATGTATCTGGCGCACGATATGGAGCAGGGGGAGTAGGAGGAGGCCCACCAGAACCTCTAATAATTTTATCTGTCATACTTGTACCTGATTAGTGTCTATACCAGCAGAAATTACAACAGATCCAGTAACTATTTCACCATAAACAATAGGATGGCTAGTTCCGGCTCGGCTGGTATTTTGAATCCCAGAAAATCTAAATGATACTCTAGGGTCATCTTCTTGCTCTTCTGGAGTTGGCATGGGGAACAGCATTTGTGAAACCCCATTTAAAACTAAAGCAGCACCAACAGCACTTAAAGCTGTTCCTATCTTTGTGGCAATACCAGCACCAGCCAAGCCTGCTGCACCAGTAGCTCCAAGTGCTTGTGTTCCAAACAAACCAGCACCCGGAAACAAGAAACTAGCTCCAATTAATAAACCTCCAAGAAGTATATTTCTAAATCCACCTCCTCCAGCACCGCTTATAACAGGAACAATATGTATATCATCTTGACTAATAGGATTATGCAAATCTTCTTTGCTAACATCTTCTTTACCCACTAACACCTGATAATATTTATTTGCCATGTATGCTTCTAATTTTGGAAAATTAGTAACTAGAAATCTTATTGCTTCTGCTGGATTTCTCACAACAGCATTAAATTCTTTATGGCCTACAAAGTTAGCAAGTTCTCCATATAATTTTACTTTACGAAGCATAACGATACCTCTTTCCAGTGCTTTTTAACAACCATTCTGAATATGGCTCTCTACAAGATAGTCTATCTGCTAAATGATGTAAAACCACATCTCCTAAGAAAATCGCCACATGATTTAAAGTGGGATACAAAATAGACATTAAGAGAACATCACCCTCTTGTAATGCCTCATCATTACGAAGTTCTCTAAAGCCTGTATCTTTTGCATATTTTTCAAAAAGAGGTTTCTTTAAAAATTCTTCTGGAGTCATATTTCTTTCGTAATCTTTTAAAATTATATTTTTTTCTTGTTTATAATAATCTCTAACAAGACTCCAACAATCAGTAATACCCCATACCCAAGTCCTTCCTAATAAATCTGCTACATAACCATTTGGAATACACTCGCCCCAATTTTCAGTTCTTGGATTAACGATATACCAAGGCAAATTACTTTGTTCACAACTTATACGATCTGCTTGACTTGGTGTTGGTGG